TCATTAGTGAATCTGTTGTAAGTTATGCTGCTATTTGATTTTCCAGATGTAACAAAAAGCATCGATGATGCCGTCGATGCTATTGAGGATTCGGGGCTTATCTAAGGAGAGTAATGCCAATCAGTTCAGCCCAAGTAACAGTTACCACTAGCCCAACTTTATTAGTTGCAGGAGATGGTGTTGCTGAGGGAGTTTACCTTCACGCAAAGCATACGATGTATCTTGGTGGATCAGATGTAACTTCAAACACTGGTTATCAAATGGATAATGGAGATAAAATAACCATTAACAACCACGAATCTCCTATTTATGCTATTTCAGGATCAGGTACTGGAACGATGCAAGTGTTAGTAGTTACCAAATGACCGCTAACGAATGGGCTTCAATCGCTGTTGCGGTTGGAACCTTAACTGGATTTTTAGTTGCAGGTGTAAGATTTTTAGTTAAGAGTTATCTTTCCGAACTTAAACCCAATGGTGGAAACTCGGTTCGGGATCGCATTGATAGTATAACCTGCCAAGTTGATCGGCTAGAAGCCAGGATAGATGAAATTTACAGATTATTAGTTAAAAAATAAAAGGGGTGTTATGAGTAAAGTAATTGATATAGCCAAAGCCCAAATTGGCTACAAAGAGAGTAACAACAACAACACTATTTTTGGCAAATGGTATGGCGCAAATAATCAGCCTTGGTGCGCTACCTGTGGTTCGTGGTGTTTTAATGAGGCTGGCTTAGTAACTAAGATTGCCGCCCAAAGTAAAAAAGGATTTGCCTCTTGCGATGCTGGCCTTAAATGGTTTGCTAAGAAAAACAAAGTAATTCCAATAGGTCAGGCCCAGGCTGGCGATATTGTATTTTTCCAGTTTGATAAGGATATTGAGCCTGATCATGTCGGAATCGTAAAGTGGAACAACACTGCGCTAAAATATCTGCAAGTTATCGAAGGTAATACCTCAAGTGGTAATGCAGGAAGTCAATCAAATGGAGATGGTGTGTATCTTAGGAAACGCTCCTACTCCCTGATAATGGGCGTAGTTCGCCCTTAAAGGATAAAAATGAATAAGTTAATCGCTAAGTTAAAAAGCCCTAAAACAATTGCTGCTTTTAAATCTTATGCAAGAGCAGTACTAGCATCAGCCGTAACAATGGCTATTGCACTTGCTGCTGATCTTGCTCCTGAATATGCAATCTTGATTGGCGGGATAACCGCACCTCTTGCTAAGTGGGCTGATAAGACCGAGCAAGAATACGGCTTAGGTTCTAAGTAACTTATGGATCGGGGGAAAATTTTAGATGAGGCTAAAGCGCTCACTTACGCCGACAGGCAAGATGATTATGGAACGCCTGCTATTAACTTTAATCGTATCAGCAGGCTTCTATCTGCTTATCTCGATTGCGAGATAACACCAGAGCAAGGCGCTATGATTTGCGCACTAATCAAAGTAGCAAGATCAATGGAAACCTATAAGGCAGATAATTACATTGATGGCGCTGCTTATTTTGCGATTGCGGGGGAGTTAGCAAATGGTGGATAGTGATTTAATAGTTCTTATTCCAACTAGGGGGCGGCCTGATAATGCCGTTGCTTTAGAACAGGCTTTTGTAGATACAAATACAAAGGCTGTAAGATTTTACATAGTAGATTTTAATGATGAAACTCGAAGTGAGTATTCCTGGAAACTGCCAGTTGAATCTGTAATTATGATTCATAATGAAACTGGTGGGATGGCTTATCCACTAAATTACATCGCCCGCCAATTTATAGGCGAGTTTGATAACTTTGCATTTATGGGTGATGATCACCGCCCAAGAACTGCTAACTGGGATGAGAAGTTTGTTGAGGAACTTTATACAGGCTCAGATATTGTTTATGGCAACGATCTATTCCAAGGCTCAGCCCTACCAACTGCGGTTGCGATGTCAGGTGAGATTGTAGAAGCCTTGCGAGGAATGGTTCCTGATACTCAGCGCCATTTATACTTAGATAACTTCTGGCTAAAACTTGGTCAGGATTTAGGCAAGATCAAATACCTACCTGATGTAATCATTGAGCATTGCCACGCCTTTAATGGCAAGGCACCGATGGATGAGAATTACGCCAGGGTGAACGCTCCTGAAATTTACTCAGCCGATAAGGTTGCTTTTGATAACTACATTGCCAGCGATCAATACCAAACCCTGCTAACTAAACTTAAATGAAAAAAATTGTAGTTTGCGGTGCTATCAGAAATGTTGAAAAAACCATCTTTGATGATTACCAACGCATCTCTGAGGCTCTTTCTGATTTTGATTTACAATGGCTATTTATAGAATCAGACAGCCACGATCAAACTGTCGAAGCCGTAAAAGGTATGATGGCGAACGATCCAAAGATACGAACTGAGTTTTGTGGCAAACTAAGTACAACCTTGCCTTATCGAACTCAAAGATTAGCCTACGCAAGAAACCTTTACACTCAGATAGTTAAAGAAAATTACCAAGATGTTGATTATGTAGTAGTGGCTGATTTTGATGGTTTAAATTCAGCAATATCAAAAGAAGCAGTTAATTCATCCTTTAAGAATAAAGATTGGGATGTAGTAACTGCCAATCAAAGCGATGTTTACTATGATATTTGGTGCCTGCGATCTACTGGCTGGATTGAAAAAGATTGCTGGAAAGAATACTTTGATTTAACTAAAAAAGGGGCAGATAATCTAACTGCCTTTAAGTTGGCAATTGCTCCTTTGTTGCGTACTATTCCCAAAGATAGCGATTGGATTGAAGTAGATAGCGCACATGGGGGGTTTCTTATTTTTAAACCAGAGGCTTTTATTGCTGGCACGCATATTGCATTTGATAGCGATGGCCGTGAAACTTGCGAGATAGTTGCTTACAATGCAGATTTGCGCAAGGCTGGATACAGAATCTTTATTAATCCAGCAATGATCAATGCAGATGTAACTGATCATGGCCGCTATCAACTATGGACTAGATCGCAACTTAAATGAAAATCTTAATTACAGGTGATGAAGGTTTTGTAGGTAGAGCCTTTCATAGAGCGCTAGACACAAAGAATAATGAAGTAGTTGGCTTTGATATTAAATCAGGCATCGATGCTCGCAAATTCTTTGCAGCCGATAACACTTACTTTGATGTTGTAATCCACTTGGCCGCCGTTGTCGGTGGCAGAGCCACTATTGAAGGTAATCCTTTGGCAGTTGCCACTGACCTGGCGATTGATTCTGACCTTTTCCAGTGGGCGCTTAGAACCCGCCCTGGGCGAATAGTTTATTTCTCATCCTCTGCTGCTTATCCAATTATGTTGCAGCGAGCAAGATTTAAAGCAAGATTATCTGAGCAAGATATAAATTTAGAACACATTAGAACTCCCGATCAAACTTATGGTTGGAGTAAATTAACTGGCGAGATGCTGGCGCAGTACGCCAGAGATGAAGGCTTGAAGGTAAGTATCCTTCGCCCATTTTCAGGATATGGCGCTGATCAATCTTTAGATTATCCATTCCCATCATTTATTGCTAGGGCTAAGGCAAAAGCATCACCATTTAAAATATGGGGATCAGGCCAGCAGGTAAGAGATTTTGTACATATTGATGATGTAGTTCAAGCAACTTTTGCAGCCATTCTTAATGGCGTTGAAGTTATGAACATCTGCTCTGGTAGGGCAACCTCTTTTATTGATTTAGCAGAAATGGTTATGTTATCTGCTGGATATTTAGCACCAATCCAAACTGATATAACTGCGCCAGTTGGCGTTGAGTATCGTGTTGGTAATCCAAGATTTATGAATATGATTTATGAGCCAAAGATTTCTTTGGAGCAGGGTATAGCGCAAGCGCTAGCCCAATAAAAAATCCCTACCTCGCCAGCCGTCGGCGGAGGTAGGGATTTTTTTCTTTTTAATTATGCTTTTATTAATTCACCTTTGATGCCTGCAAGTTTTGGGTAATATCCAAAATCAATATCATTTTGAATATGTGTAACAACTTGCCCTGCGGTGTCGTACCACTTATCCATTGCGTGATTAGTGTTAATAACTTCGCCGTCTTTAAGTATTTGATAACTCATATCATCATTTACTTTGATTGCAAATGAACCATCTTTGCTGATCCATTCTTTTATTACTCTAGCCATTTGTTACCTTCCTTTTCTATTGAGGAGTTTCCTCAATGCTATAAGTGTATCGACAAAAACCAGATTATCAAGCATCTAGTTATTTATCTCTATCGTGTGTTTTTCAACTTTTGCTTTGTGCGCCTTAATACTATTTTGCTTTGTTTCAATTATTAATCCGCAAGAGCAAGGAGTTCTCCAGCCAATTGTTTTTGTGCATTTGCCTGTTTTGTAATTAGTTGCCAAAACACGGTGCATTGAATTGTAAACTGGTGCTTCGTGTTTCATAATTAATTACCTGCTTTCCAGGTGTAATTGTGATCCTGTGTTTTGTGATACCAAACTTCATCTGCTATCCAACTGCGAGTTGCTCCACCAGTGCGAGTTTTCCAACCGCAAGAACATTCAACATCGTAACCCCAATCTCCTTGGTGGCTTGCATTGTGAGCAATTTTTTCATTGCCTACATAAACAAACCACTTGATTGTTACTTTCTGATCTGTTGCTACTAATTTCATTTTTACCTTCCTTACTGAGCCCCTTGCCCAATAAGATAAATGTATAGACATTTGTCTATCTAGTCAAGTACCTAACCCAATAAATCCTTCGGCGTGTCGATCCCCGCTACCGCCCGCTTAGCCTGGCTCTTATAGCCCAAATTCAGCATCCAAGGGGGTACTGGGCGCAGGGGGCGCTGGCGGCTGAGGCAGGCAACGCCCAAGGCCACCCAACCTCCCATAAAGCCCAGGATCGCCCAGGGCAGCACTCGCCTGCCCTTGCCAATGGCCACTAGCACCGTCAAAACCATCCAAAGGATTCTCACTTGATGTAATCCTTCAAATAATCATTGATTACCTCAGAGGCGGTTTTGCCCTCCGCTGCTGCCTTGATTCTTACTTTGTTCCAAATTGCATCTGCAATTCTTACTGATCTTTGCGGTTTCGTAGCCATTATTCTCCTAATAGTGTTTTTAGATGCGGATTTAAAACTTTCATACTTAGATAGATAGCCCTGCTCATTTCATCAGGATCGCTGCTATTGCTAGCAGCAACTAGAACCTCGGCTGATGCCAACATATCCATCTGCATTTCTGTAAATAATGCTTTCATTGCGCCCATCATTTCACCTCCCTTTCATCATCATATTGGAATGCAAAACATCGCACTTTGGGCAAACTAGGCATTGGAACTGTTCGCCATTGTCATATTGATACCAGCGGCGAACTAAGTTGCCGTTAGGCTTTTCACACATCATACAATTTTTCATTTTACTTACCTTCCTTTAGGTAGCACTTATCCATTGATCCGAAGCAGTAGCCGTCGCCAGTGTAGTTAATGTGAGTTGCCAAGAAATAAATCGTGGCCAGCATTAGTAGCCAGAAACTTATCCTGACTACTTTGCGAACTTGCAGATACTTTTTAGAGCGTTGCATTAGTTGGCCTCCTGTTTTCTATAAATTGAGTACCATCTTTTTTCATATTCAGAAGCACAAATTTCGCAAGCAACTCCTTGGCCAAAATATTCTCTTGCGCCTTGCTTACCGCAAATATCACATTTCCATTTTAAATTTATCAATGGTTTCATTAGTTGGCACCTACCTTTACAATTTGTTTTGCATTTTTCTTTGCTGTTGCTCCACCAGCACATTTACAAACTTTAACCATTTGCCAGAAACCAAATTTTGCAAGTGTTTCTGTAAAACGGCCTTCTGCATCATCAATGCAACCTTCAATTGCATTTTCAATTGTTACAAATTTATCATCCCAAATTCCTTGAACATTTGAACTGATTCTTTTTGTAATTTTGCAATCACTATTATGAACACTGTATGCGTTGCGGCAATCATCGTGGTCATACCATCCCCAGTTACAAACAACTGTATAGGTCATTATTTTGCCTCCACAACAGTAATTTTATATGCGTTTGCTTTTGTTTCCTTGCGAACTACTTTGCAATCTGCACACCAGCACTTGCGAACACGAAGGTTGCTATCGCTAGAGATACAAATTGAATCTAAGCAGTATTGATTACAGTTACATACTTTGTTATCTAGTTTCATTTGGTGCCTTCCTTTATTTGGAACCCTGTTGTTCCAATAAGATAAATGTATAGACATTTGGCTATCTGGTCAAGTACCTGCAAATCCAGCCCTCGGCGTGTCGGCCTTATTACTCCAGCCAATGTCAGTTACTTATGCCACACTTACGCCTACGCCCAACACTGGGCGCTTAAAAGGGGGTAAGGAATGGAAATAGCAATAGTGATTGGTGCAGCGGGTTTAGCCCTAGTAGGGGCATCTCTTGCCACAATCCTGACCAATGGCACCGATGATTGGGCAGGGCAGGTAAAGAAGGCTGAGAAAAGCAGGGCCAAGATGAAAAAGGCGCTAAGCAAATGAGTAGCAACTGGAGTGAGATTTTTAGAATCTTTATTTCTAATGATCTT